GCACGGAAAGGAGAAACGAATGCCATGCAGTCCTTACGGGTTGCGGCAATATCGATAACCTTTTGTGCCTTAGCAACAGTGTCGCCAATGTTGCTCATGCCAGGACCCATCAGCACATAATCGATCTCTTCGGTCTCAGGATCGCTAAAGAGGTCATAACCTGCAAGCAGGGAAGGACGGTCCACAGTGTAACCATCAACACCACCTTTAAGGTGATACTTCACGGTTGCATTGTTCTTGGTGCCAACCATCTTGGAGGACTTAGGATCCAGACCAGAAGTGTCGTCTGCACTATAGAGAGAAGCAGTATTCTTGATCAGGTCAAAGTCACGGTTGGTGACGCTCAGACCCCAAGAACCGTTAGCGGTCTGGGAGCGATCGAAGATGGAAGCAGTCTCATGCTCACCCCAGTAGATATACTGGGACTGATTCATCAGCACATCCACATAGTAGAGTGTGTCGCCTTGGGGAGACTTAGCGTCAACACCCTTGGACAGGTTGGTGAATTTCTCAAGCAGAGCACCAGGGACGCCAGTCAAAGCGCCGTCACCATCAATCACGAGGATGTGAAGGAGGTCGCGGGTGCCACCACGATCTTCTGCCCAAGCAGAGGTGCCAGGACGAGGAGCGATGTTGATCCACTTCTCACCATCACCATATTGGCGAGACTCATAGTCATCAGCAACGGCAACCAGGGAAACGGTAGCAACGTTGTCATCGCTAACAGTCTGGTTTGCTTGGAATTTGGGAGACAGAGGATTCAGAGAAACTCTCAGCTCACGAGAGATGTGAGAAATCTCAGCAGAGGTGCCAGTGGCGCTACCAGGAGCATCGTTGGTGTTAGCAAGCTCACTCACAGAATCACCCACTTCAAACACATCAGAAGAAGATGTGTCAATGGTGATTTCCACTTTGCGATTCTTGCTATCATAAGCAACAACGCGACCTGTCAAGTTACCTGCATTGGCAGTGAAGAAGTTATCAGCGGACCAGGATCCCAGCAGAGTGGAGTCATCCTTAAGGGTCAGGATAACAGTATAAGAATAGGTCTTAGCGTAGATGTTAGCAGCAGAGTAAGCAACCTCACCGCCAGTGGAGAATTCCCACTCAGCAGATGTAGGTTGAGCCAGATGCAGCACCTGATCGGCACCTGCGTCGGTCATAACCACACGCAGAGAGTTGCCATACTTACCAGGAGTCTTAGCGGCAAACTTCCAGTTGTTAGCAGCGTCCTTAACGTTATTCTCATACTCATCCAGATTCTTGATCAGGGGAGGAGTAATACCAGTAGCGGTTTGCTCGTTAAGAGTTGTCTTGGCGCTAGTAACAGTCAGAAGATCGACAGCAGATCCATCGGTGTGTGCAGCCTTGGTAGTGCCCAGGACACCGCGAGTCACGGTCAGGTCATTACCAGCAACAGCGGTAACCTGAAGGATCTCGTTATCAATTCTGATGTAGCTGTTGGTGCCAGCATTAAGAGTAGCAGCAGAAGCAACAGTCAGCGTCAGATCGGCGTCGGTGAAGGTTTGACCCTCATTCACTGTAGAAGCAGATCCAGCAGCTTCGATCAGGGTAACCGAAGATCCAGGAGAGTGAGACACTGCAGCGGTTTGAAGTTGACCACGAGAAACCACCACGTCGTTACCACTAACAGAGGCAACGGTCATCAATTCAGAGTCAACCAAAAGCAGATCCAGCACGTCAAAGTCAGTCGAAGAAACAACTGTGACGGTGGTATCAGTGGCGCTCAGAGTAGCATCGACAAACTGTGCAGTGTCGATAGCATTCTTGAGGGAGTTGCTCAAGGCACGGACGACCCTAAGGGTGCCGCCATAGAGCAGATACTGGGCGGCGCAGAACAAGTATTCGTAGTTAGAATCGTTAGGACGACCGAAAATAGCAAGAAGCTCTTTCTCGGAAGTAATGGTTGTCAGTTGCTCGACAGGACCTTTTTCAAAGGAACCAACGATAGCGGCAACATTATCAATTGTTGCATTAACTACGTTAGTTAGGTCTCTCTCTAGAACGACAACGCCTGGGGATTGTTGCGTTGATGCCATCTGTAAGTCTCCTGAGTGGTCAATTTCGGATGCTACAAATATTTAGCAAAAAGACTTTTTTCAGTGGGGAAGCCATGCATGAACATTACCAGTCGGGGTAGGTCCATCCAGTCGTATCCTGCTTTCTGCCCTTTACTATCCGTTTGATCGTGCAGACTTTACATTCGTATGAATATGATGACAAAGCACTTCTATTCTTTCGAGTCAAATAAAACTCATCCATTAAATCTTTGACCTTGCCACAGGACCGACATCTCCTCTGTGTGAGGAGTAAATGCTCAAGTCCAAATTGGTCTTCTAGGTCCACTATCTATAGTCCCACATGTACGACATATCACCATATTCATCTGTGCGCCAGACATCACCATCCTTATCGACAAACGTCTCTGTAGCGACAAGTCCATCATCAACAAATCCAAAGGGTGCCATATCGGCTTCGATTTGCTCCTTCTGGTCAAGGTATAAACGCTGCCTCACATCAGCATCGTGCAGCTCCTTAAAATAATCCGTTAGTGCAACCCAAGAAAAGATAACCAGACACATTGCAAGGTCATCATTACATCCCTCTTCTGCTTCCCACGCTGGACCCCTTTGGATAAAGGTGGTCAACTCAGCAATAATGTCGTAGTCATTGAATAAAAGTTTATCCCCCTCAATCAACTGTTTGAGGTTTGAGCAACCAGACTTCTTAACGGTAACACTCATCTTGACTCCAAGTTGAGTCTTAGTGCCCGAGAATCCTTGCCCAACAACTTGTCCTGCCCTTCCCCTCATGGCGCACATGAGGAGATTATCATACTCTAAGTCAAATTGAAGGATGTCTGCCACCTGTCCACCGATGTCATTCACCTCAACCATTATATAAGCATGGTTGTAATTGCAAGCGACCTGATGGATTACGTTTGGAAATAGAAGTGGTTTGATTGAGTTGTTTCTGTATTTAGCAACGATCTCATATGGAATGGTTGTCGTATCAACAACGACAAACGCTGAATAGTCCTTAGTCAGACCCCGTGCAACGTCAACCGTCATCACATATTGATGCTCTGGCTCAGGGTCTTTCCAAATATCAAGTCCAGCATGAGACTCCTTTGGCTCCTCATACACAAGTGTCTTGAGTTTGCTTGGTGCAATCAGAGTGTTTGCAGATCCAAGAAACTCACACTCAAACTCTTGGTTAAACTGCTCAGGAGACGTGTTTCGTATCGTCTGCTCCTTCCAGTCTTCATCTCTACCAGGCACCTCAGACCAGTGAACATCTGTGGTGACATATTCATTACGACCCAACTCTGCATCATGCCAGAGTTTGTAAAACATATTCATCCCCTTGGGCGTGGAGATGATAATCACCTTGGTTGATTTACCAGAAGAGATAGTAGGATACACAGAGCTAAAGAACTCGTCAGCAATGTGAGTCGGAATGAACGCGAATTCGTCCAGAAAAATGATATTAAAAGACATGCCCCTGACAGCAGAAGCGGAAGTAGATGCAGCCATGATCTTACTTCCATTCTCCAATTCCAAACTACCTCGGTTCCAGTTGACGACTCCTTGCTGCATCCACTTGGGGAGGTTTTCATAGGATAATTGCAAACGTTGAAGCATTTCCCTTGCCGTCGCTGCCTTGTTAGCAAGGATGGCAATATTTACGTTATCGTTGAACAGCGAATACCACAACAGGTAGGCAGTAACCACAGTGGACTTACCTGACTGTCGTGGTAGTTTGGCAATGTTGAATCGATTCTCATGAAACTTGGTAACCATATCCGCTTGGAATGGATACAATTCAAAAGGAATGAGACCTTTGTCAAGAGAGATGATCTGAATGTAGTTTTTAATAAAATACACTGGATCCTGACTACACTTGACAAACTCTTCAACTTGCTCAGGTGTAAAATTCTGAGCAATATTTGCCTTCTTTAGATTAGGATTACCAAGATAAATGTCAGTTGGTTGCATTACTCAATACCTTTTAATACCTTTAGTGCCAGTTGGGAATGTTGCTTCCATTCCCCAACACAACAGTAAAGTAAAACCAAAAACAAATAGTGTACTAATCATACTAATGTTCCATGCTGTCTGCGGATTTCACGCAACTCTTCAAAGTCCTTCTGTTTGGTGCCACCATCATATGCCCAGGCATACCCCTCTTTGATCATCTGCTCATTAAGAGAATCTTCAGCATCTCCAATGTATAACCATCCGAGAAGTCTACCGTATTTACCAACACCGCCAACAAGCTCAGTCCTAATAACAAGGTCATCATCGCCAGCGATAGCACCTTCAAGCTTCTCCTTAAGCCAGTTTGTGGCATCGTAACCCAGAGCCTTCTCTTCATCATCCTTAGTTCGCTTTTCGGGGGTATCAACTCCTGCAACTCGGACTCTTTCTTTCTTGTAAAGATCGAAACCCAAGTCGATCGTGACATCAATGGTATCGCCATCTAATACTCTATCAATAGTGGTCACACGAAAATTGTAGCAGGACTTCCTGCTAGGTGGTGTCATTGCTCCCATTACTTTTTCTTGCCTCCGTTTTTAGCTTTCTTCGCAGTCGCATTGCCTTGATTCTGCTTCGATTGACCCTTCTTGCCCTTGTTTGCGGACTTGGCCATCTTCCTGCATCTCCTTAAATGCTAGTCTTAGTATATAGGCGACATAATACAAAACACCAGCAAGTAATATCACCATGCAAAGGATGATACTCCATGTCACGTCATTAACATCATTGAGTGGACGGAGTAATAAATTCATGGATTCTTTGGATCTAAACCTAAACTGATAAGATAATCAGTCCACCATTGTGGATCTTTTCTGATTCTCCAGTCGGGCACGTCTAGACCCCTTTCAGAATACCACTCAAACAGAGCATCATCGATAGTCTGTGCGATCTCCATATTCCTCATCCTCCTCGTCAACATCTGCATATGCATTTGCCACATAGGGTCCGTGTGGTTTTCTGGATTCTCTTTCGACATAATCGGTCTCGGCATTTACCGCTTCAATCCAAACCGCTAGTTTCATCACAATGAATAAAATAATTAGAGGTGTGAAACACCCTACTAATATGACTGGATTCATTTGTGCTTTCTCGCAAAGGGTTCCCAATGTTCCCATCCATATTTATGCACAGCCCACATACCTAAAATAGGAATAAACACCAAAGAGAATCCCATAACTCCTAGAGCGACGGGACTCTCCATTACGACTCGTGCAATATGTCCCAATTCGTGCATCATATGTCTGACAGAATAGAAATCAAAAATAAAAATATGCCAAACATACACATGAAAGTGAGTATGCCTAACTGTATGATAGTCGCATGGTCCATAACCTTCTAAAGTAAATGTCCACTTCAGTCAACCCTTCTAGTGGGGCAGGCATTGTTTGCTCTGCCCACCCGACACAAAAGTCCAGCATCTCTGGGGTAACCTTATCAACACCAAACATTCTGGAAAAAGATGATGCTGCGAAATGAAATCGCTGCCTAGTGTGCGGTGCCATTTCCCTTATACTGTTCGGTGTCATAATACCCACCTCTCCTAGCGCCAAAATAGATGGTCGTTATGACAAAAGGCACTGCTACGATAGCAAGTGCCCATCCAAGCAAGTGTTCCATTACGGGTGGTATGTAACTGCCAGTATTTAGGTCTCAATACCTTCTGGGAAAGACTTACTGTCAAGATCCCCTAACCGTTTCTCCCAGGTGTCACCACCATCTTGACCCCTGCAAGGATTGATACAGGTATCATCACCAAGTTTATTACATACGAGACCTGCAAGATCTAACTCAGATCCTTTCTTGCCAGTCCCAATCCATCGGTGCTCTCCGTTTAACCAAGTGGCACCACACTTCGGGCATTCCTTTCTTTCCAGGGAAAGATCGGACAGCTCTTTATTTGTCATTTCTGATTTCCTCAAATATGGAAGAAAAGTCAGTGGGTGGAAGATCTAGTTGCTTTTCCAACTGTCTCTTCATTCTCCACATCTGGACTTTGATACCGAAATAGCGTAGTTGTAAATCTAGGTAGGTAAACACACGCATGGTTCCCTCATACCCAGCATACCAAATCATGCAGAGTAGGATGACAACCATTAAGTAAAATGCCAGCATTGGTATCAAGCCGTTACTTACAGTATACCACTATTTACTAAAATGAGACATTCTTAAGACTGATGTAAGACATCAGAAGAAATTATTAAATTAGCAATTCCAGGCTCTGAGTGACTTGTTGATGCGTGAGTCTGGATCATTAGCAGTTTTCTTGCTAGTCAATTTGTTTTTCATTCCTGACATACGAGCACAGAAGGATTTCTTGCGAGGACCACCTTTGGGTTGAGGTGCTTTCAGATCACTACCAGGATTCTCTGCTTCATAGGACTTGCGTCCCTTCTCATTGAGACCACCTTCTTTATTCTGCCCTTCCTTCTTAGTCCAGGCAGCACCTTCCTCAACCTTCATCTCCTTCCCACAGGGGACTTCTTTGCAACGTTTGCACTTAGTACACCAAGAGGTGCCTTCTGGGCAATCTTGCTTTTCTGAAATATACTGCCTGAAACTTTTCATTGGGGTTTAGTCTTATTTGGACAATTTGCTTCGTGCTTTTCCAACCACGTCGTAGGACGCCAATGTCCCTTGGGAGGGGTCACTCCACAATACTTACACTTGAATTTATCCTTGTCATACAACTCAGCCATAATGATACGCTCCTTTAGTGGTTTTCTTTGGAAGTTTGCCGCCTCTCACCTTGGTGCCAGATGTTTCACCGTAACCTTCGGGATGCTTGCCAGCCTTAGTCTTACCAATAGAGTCAGACTTTGCCTTGCTACCTTTCTCAGTATAGTGCAGTTTTGCTGGTTTGTCTTTATCTTTGGTGATCACAGATTCTTGCCCATGCTTGCGTCCCAGACGACGCATTACTTTACCAAATCTACGCTTAGACATCTTATCAGGTTTTGATGTCTGATAGGAAACCTCACGACCAGTTTCACCACTGCCATACTTATACTCGCCCACACCTTTCTTGTGACCGATACCGTGCTTCTTAAGGTCCTTCTCAAGACCCTTACGACCCTCACGATTCTTCTTCTCGTCATCTCCACGGTCAGCAGAAATGTGACCAGTAACTTGAGTCTTGGACTTTTGCATCATGCGACCAGTGCGGTTGCCTTCTGCAATAAACTCACGATAGGTCTTCTGACAATCTTCTTTCTTCAGACCAATCTTACGAGCGATCTTACCGACGATACCTTCTTTCTTCTTTGCTTTAGCAGCATCGATACGCTTCTGCAACTCAGGAGAATACTTGGTGGTCCTCTTCGATGCCTCTGCTTTCTTACGCTTGGCATAATCCATGTAGGATTCACCAGGCTTGGTTGTCTTGCTGTAATCCTTCTTGGGTTTAGCGGCATCAGCACGATCTTCACGAGCACGCTGGTTAGCACCAGGACCACCCAGTTTGCGATCCTTCTCGGGATCGGGATGCCAGAAGTCACCACGCTCATTGATCTGCTCACCTTCTGGTTCAAAAGAGTTATACATTGCAGGATTTCTCCTCTGACCGTCAGCATGTCTGACCAATCTTGCTAGTTTTTTGAGATCTCTCTGTCTGTCCTTATTGTCCTTGAAAGAATATGCTACTTTCTTATCATCCTTAGGAGCAGGTTCTTTCGCAATCTTCTCATATTCTGCTCTGTTGGCTGCTTCGGCCAGGTCGGGATGGGGTGCATACAGGGGACCCTGGTAGTTACCAGCAAACTTAATTTCTTCAGTTGTGGTGGTCTTACCAGTTACTTTTCTATGAAAATTCATTTGACTGTTTGCGTAATCTTTACCGATACTTGCAGCTTGCTTACCAGGATTGATGCTCTTACGACCTGCACGCTTTGCTTCCTTTTCCTTCTCTGCTTTGCGCTCCTGTGCCATCAGTTTGCGATACTCATCCTCATGGATGACTTCTTCCTTTTTAAGTGCTGCACGCTTTGCTGCTGCCTTCTTCAGAAGTCTTTCTTTAGCAGCATCACGCTCATCCTTAGGAATAGCAGTGACAGCACCAACCTTCTGATCTACATCACCAGGGGCATAACCTTCGTTTGCCTTATTCTTTTTGGTGTCAATGATTGCTTTGTCGCCATACTTGGCACGAATCTGACCCTTAACGATGTCAAGAGCAGACTGACCACTCTTCTTCGCAGGTTTGATACCGAGCTCAGCATTGCTCAGTTTCTTTGCAGGGGGGCGATCGTAACGATTGTTTCCATCAACTCCACCACGCTCCATGCGGCGGTCTTTCATGCGATCGTAATCTTCTTCGTTAATCATTGATTCACCCATTGCCTTTTGCTTGCGGAGTTTCTTAGGGTTTTTGGTCTTATCTGCTGAGTAGTTATCATCCTCAGCCTCAGGATCTATAGCACTACGCTTTCTTGTGCTTCTTTCATGATCTTGCATATTTGCACGACCAAACTTCGCTTCATCAGGAGAATAGGTCCTACCACTGTTATACCATTCCTTACCAACGTGCCCTCTCTTCTTGGCATCGGCAGAGGCTTCTCTACGCTTGAGTTTTCTGCGGTTTGCTTTGAAGTCTTTGAGGGACATACCCTCTTCGAGATCATATTCTTCCTTTTTCATTGGTAGTCCTTTGTGTTTGGTGGAAGCAAAATCTTTGGCGTCTTTCTTTTTTATGCTGGCAGCAACTTTGGCAACCTCAGGCGATGACGCTCCCTCACCTTTCTGAGCAGCTCGGACCATCCCGAAGAAACGCTGCTGTTTTTTCGAGACGGCAGGCATGTCATCAACCCTGTACTTGGACTTCGTTGATATACATGGTCATGCCATTACTGGTATCACCCTTTGCCTGAATCTTGATGCTGTTAGCAACAGTAGCGGCACCTGCAAACGCAGCACTAGCAGACTGGTCGGAGGCAATGGTGATAGTTGTGTCAGTTACAGCAGTAACCTCAGCATGAGTTACGTTGTAAGCAGCAGTATCACCACCAGTGATGGTAACATAATCACCGACTACGAAGGGATGAGCAGGAGTGCCACCGCCACCAACAGTCAGGACACAGGGATTAGCAGCAGTAGCAGCAATGATGTTTGCTTTCTTGGGTTTGGCAAGTTTGAAGATTTCAGCACCATTGACAGGCATATGGATCACCATATCCGTCGTTACATCAGGAGCACCACCCCATGCAAAGTGATTGCTATGCGAATCAACATTGATAAATCTGTATAATCCAGTTTTCACTGTATATGCAGCAGTTGTTTGAGGAGTATCACTATTATCTGTGAGACTACCCAAATACTGCACGGGTGTTGTTACATTCGATGACATGGCACTCAGTTAGATTTCTTCTGTACTATTTATCGCGTTGTTGTTTTAGAAACTTGGCGAGATCTGCTGTGCTACCCACAAACATAGTATTGTTTGTAGTGTTGACCTCTTTGGTTTTCTTGGGATTCTCAATCTCAGCGACCTTCTTTTGAAGATCTACAAGTTTGTCAGCAACGTCACCAACGTGCTTGATTAACTGACCAGCAACCTCATAAGCACGAGGTTGGTCAGATTCCTGTGCTAATTCCAAGATACCATCTACTGCTTCCTGACCTTTCTCGATCAGAGAATATAGATTCCCACGAGTATACTCGTAGTCTTTCTTTAACTGCTCCTTGGTTGAGGCAGTAAATTCTTCTACCTTTTGTATTTCTTTTTTTTCTTCCTTAACGATATCAGTTTCAACATCAAGGGCATCTTCGATACCCTCAAACTTCATAAACTTATTCGTCAATTCCTGTGACTGGGTTTCTTGAGAGTCCATCTGTAAATTCACTATAGAGTTCATTGAATCCGAAGTTATCATCTGGGTCTGCATCCAGAGGATCGGGTTTAACAGTGTAACGCACCTCTCTTGGAGCAGTGATTCTTGCCTCGGTTGCATAATCCACGATGACCTCGCGGATAAGCTCTCCACTCTTGTCTTGGACAGGACCGTAGAGATATGTTTTGGCTTGAAACTGTAAAGTATATATCAGTGTGCGTCTGGTATCATAGTCACCCTCATACTCATCGCTGTATTCCACAGACTGAAGAGTTACTGGATAGTCACGTTTCTCTCCAAGCTCAGGAATTAGATTCATTGTGAGGTTGAAGTTTGGTTGAAAATAAGGAAGAATTTGCTCAAGAATTTGTAGGGCATCATCCTGATTCTTAGACAGAATAGACAACTCAAAATTGATGTTGTATGGGACTGGCATAAATCCAGTACGAGTCGAGTCCGTCGTATGACGAATATAGGATGTGGGAGTGAGTTTTCGTGAAGGATCATATGCAATCCCGTTAATCTCAAAAGAGATTCTAGGGAGAGTAATTTGTGTTTGGTCCTTTTCAGTCAGATCTCCAACCTGACGAAGACGTGCCAAAAACTTCTGCTTAGGACCATATGCCAACGGCACTTTCATCACTTCTGTCTTATCACCAGCCGTGCGTCTAAGCTCGATGTTATTAAACAGTGTGCCAAAGGCAACGACTGTCTTCTTGATTATCTCGTGGTATGAATAGGATCCTAGCATTACTGTGCGTTACCAAACTCGCCAAATGGATTTGTTTCCGTGAAGTCTAGGATATCATCTGCCTCGGTCTCAAAAATATAATTTTGATCGACAGTATCACTTAGATTCGTATTATTTAGCGTGTTATACGTCTCAGGACTCCAAAGAGCACCAGAGGTAAGACCCCTAATGGTTTCGGCAGTATTGAAGGTGCCTGTGCGATTAAGCACATGCAATTCTCTAGTAACATTACTCCAAGACTTGACCTCTGCTCGGTTATCCTTAGGAGAGTAATCAATAGTAATAGTTGGTGCTGATGTGTATCCACTACCACCATTAGTGATAGTTATAGAAGTAACAAGACCACTGGCATTAACTACAGCAGTGCCTGTTGCGGTTGTGCCAGTTGTAGGTGCAGAGAATGTGACCGTGGGAGGAATGGCACTGTTGTAGTGGTTTCCACCATCGGTAATAGTCACTGCAGTAACTGCATCTCCAGTAAGTGTGGAGGTTGCGAATGCCCTGTAAAGATCTCCAACAATCTCTTCACCAACAACGAAGTCTCCTGTGCCACCAGGATCCATAACGAGTTTGATAGATGCAGCAAAGTTTGTCTGAATAGCATCAACCTCAGCAATACCAGTGTCAATATCCTCATCACTGTATTCAAAGAGCTCACAGCGAAGACCCCAAGTATGAATCTTACCAAGTTGGAAGAATGGGATTTCGTGCTCTACAAATTGAATCTCAAATGTTTTACCTGCCAAAGGGAAATGCACGAGGTCACCTTCATTAGGGCGACCCTCAACAATCAACGTAGCATTATCATCGACTGCTTCAGTAAATCTTGTGCGAGATATAATAAAGGTTACTTGATCAGAGATCCTCACACCAAACTTACTAAACATGTCTCCGTCTCCACGGAAACCGCCAGCATCCTCAACATACGCTTCAATCTCAAAAGCGCCATCGAATCTTGAGAGGGTGTCCTCCCCAAATATAGAATCTTCTTTTACTAGAGTCCTGGGAATATAATAGATATTCTTCCCAAACATCTTGATCTGCTCGATGACCAGGGACTCTGTAAGGTCCTGCTCACCTGTAGTGCCTTGAGTGAAGTAAGGATTGAGTGCCATATCAGCCTATCATGTCCAGAGGAGGTGTTTCCCATGTTGTGCGAAGTTGCTCGTCAAGGATCTTTAACTCCTCAACAGCATCATTATAAATCATCTCACCATTCAGAGTGACGCCACCAGGCATTTGCACACCAGAAAACTTGGTAAGATTTTGACCCCACTGCTTCTTGATCTTTGCAGTGGCATAGTCTTTGACCCACATCTGATTATAGATCTCAGTCCAAGTATTAGGGTCGAGAGCACGCCAACACTTGATAACAATATATTGATCAACCAGTGCATCTGCAGTCCAGTCAAAGTCAAGATATAAACGATCTTGCACTTGGGAATATCTAACTGGTTTGATACCTTCGAGAATAAAATCAATAGTCTCCAGGTGCTGCTGGATCATATAGTAGTGATAAAACTGAGTCGAAGTAAAATCATATAGATCATTCAGACGCATCTGATATCTAATATCAAACATATTGCGAGTGCCCTTGTCCGTAAAGGAGAAGAGACCCTCAATGGCAGTAATGTGGTCAGGCACTTCAATATATCCGTTACCCTCTTTCCAAGTATCGTTACCTGCTTTAGAAACACTAGACGTATCATTTGTGCCCTTAGCACGATCGATAACATCCTGAGTAATCTGATGCTTCAGGTAGACACGCTCAGCACCTTCGTAATGAAATTGCTGAAACTTCTGGATCGTATAGTCGATCGCATCATCGACTTGATCATCGGATACGTTGATCTCTAAGACTGGTTTACCCAGTCTACGGAGGCAGTATTCTTTGAGTTCTGCTTTAGATGTTGGAGATGCCATTAGTTATCAGCGAGTGAGAGCAGCGAGAGCAGCCTTGAGTTGAGCGACTGTTGTAACACTAGGATCATTACCAATTGCATTGAGGGCAGTATAGATGTCATCAATGTCAGCATCATTAGTATCGGCAGTGGTGCCCTGAGCAGCAGTTGCATATGCAGTGCTGTTTGTAGTAGCAGCGGTGCCAAGACCCAGAGTGGTGCGAGCAGCAGATGCAGATGTATCATCAATCAGAGATGCACCGAATGTGCTGATTGTTGGTGTGCCAGACAAATCGCTGTAGGCACCAGAGGTGGCAACAGCAGCAAGAGTAGGTGTGCCAGACAGGTCGCTATAAGCACCAGAAGTGGCAACAGCAGCAAGAGTGGGTGTGCCACTGAGATCGCTGTAGGCACCAGAGGTAGCAACAGCAGCAAGAGTGGGAGTGCCAGTCAGATCTGCATAGGCACCAGAGAAGAGTGTCGGCAGACCAGACAAGTCAGAATAAGCACCAGAGGTAGCAACAGCAGCAAGGTCAGCAGGTTGAATAGCAGTATCTGCCAATGCACCCTGAGCAGCGGTTGCGTAGTTGCCAGCGAAAGCACTGATACGAGCATCAACACGAGCCTGTGTGTAGTAGAGGTTAGTGCCCTCAGTGAGATTCGTGGTGGACTTCTGAGACAGATCGAGGTTTGCACCCACTTGAAGTGCAATACGAGCATCAGCAAGTCCATTCACCTCAGCATCTGTGCGCTCAGTGAAACTAAAATCACCAGTGGAAGCATTGTAAGACAAATCACCAGATGCACTCAGGGCACCACGGACACGAGAGTCTGTGATGAAGAGATTGGTAGATCCCTCAACAATGCTATCGGAGGTAAACTCATTAAAGGCAATCGACAGATCGCCAGCAGAGAGTTGAATACCAGTGCCGTAAGTGAAGTGACTCTGAGTGCGGGCAGCAGTAGTGAAGAGATTTGTGGTCCCCTCAACAATGTTGTCAGTATCAAACTCACTAAACTCAGCACTCAGAGTCAGAAGGTTACCAGCATCATCATAAGTAGCGGTAATACCTGTGCCGCCACTGATCAGTGCAGCAACACGATCATCAACTCTCTCATCAGTGAAGTAGAGATTGCTAACGCCTTCTGCCAGAGCATCTGTATCGTGGTTAGCAATACTACCAACCTGAGACTGGAAGAATGTGATGGTTCCCGTCACATTCAAGTTACCCTGCACTTCAAAGTCTGTAGTTGACTTGAAGTTGTTAACTTGCAGTGTGTTTGTGCTGGGGTTGTAGGTAAGGTTGGTCGAGTCTGTGCGGACCTCTGTGTATCCAGTGTTAGTGGAGACAAAAGGTATGTAGTAGGTAAGATTAGAAGATGCAGTCTCTGTAATGTTGACCAGATTTGCCCTATCTGCGATACCAGTCAGGTTGCCAGTGACATTACCAGTGATCTGACCCGTAACACCCAGAGTGCCACCGATCGTGGTGTTGGTAGTAACATCCAGGGAGTTGGTTGTTGTGAGACCACCAGCAATGATGTTACCACTTGTGGATTGCAACTCGATCTTAGTGGTGCCAGATCCATTATTAAGTTGCAGTGTCTTGCTAGCACCCTGCAGCACAACGTTGTCATTAAATCTGGTTGTGCTGTTTTGAGTGATCGTATTGTTGAATGTGCTAGCACCATCGACATTCAGAGTCGAGTCAAAGTCAACGCCATTGATGACGTGAAGGGTTGCATCGAGTGTTGTTGCACCAGTGACATCAAGTGTGCCTGCAATATCAGTATTACCAGTGTTACCTTGGACAATAAACTTATTAGTATTGACCAGGATACTACCACCGATGTTGGCAGATGCTGTGGTGTTGAGTGTTGCAGTATTGACGGTTGTAAAGGTGGAAGCACCAGTAACTCCAAGGGTGCCACCAATAGTAGCAGCACCAGTTGTGCCGTTAAGCACAATAGTGCCAGCGTTGTTTGGACCCAGTGTCAGTTTCTGACCGATGAAGACATCATCAGCAACGGTCATGCCACCTGTAGACAGTCTAACGGCAGCGTTAGAAGAAAGACTGGAGGGGTTGGTGCTATTGGAGAAGAGGACTCTACCACGGAATTCCTGACTACCCTTCTGGACCACGTTACCATCTACCTCAAAGTCACCATAGATTTGGATGTCACCACCAAATGCAACGTTGCCAGCAAATGAAGCACCACCTGCGACTTGCAGGGCACCACCAGGGGTGAAGAGTGTGGGTAGATTGGTTACGTTAGTTGTGTCATTAACAAACACCTGACCACCAACCGTTGTGTTGTCGCCAACCACAAGGTCATCAACAATGTTAACGTCGATGCCAAAGTCAGCGTTGCCAGAAACGTTAAGAGTGCCAGCAGCAAATGTGTTGCCGTTATCAGTGTCAACAGAAAACTTAGTGATGTTGCTGCCATTCTGAATCAGGAATTCATCGTTGGCAGAGTTGATCACCAAACTATCGGTGATAGTTGTAAGGAGGTTTACATCCAGAGTGCCATTGACTGTAAGGTTGTCATCAACAATGACTTCACCAGTAGCAGAGTCGAGTGTCAGGTTACCTGCAGATGTGCTGATCTCAGAAGATACATCAACACCGATCTTAATGTTATCGGCAGTGATGTCCGTGGAAGTGATTGGAGCGTTAAATGTAGATGTAGCGTTGACTGTCAGAGTATCGCCAGATGCATTGCCAAGAGTGGTGTTACCGTCTACTTGCAGGAATCCATCTACCTCAGCATTATCTGTGATGTGAACCTTGCCAGCAGCGGAGTCAAGGATCAGGTTTCCTGCTGTGGTGGAGATTTCGGTCGCACCATCAACGCCGATCTTGATGCTGTCCGCCGTGATGTCGGTGGAAGTAATCGCATGGTTGAATGTGACCGTGCCATTAACCACATGTGCATCAGTGCCAGCGTTACCGATTGTTGCATTACCATCAACAGTCAGAGTGCCATCGATCTTAGTGTTACCGTCAACATTCAGATCCAGATCAACGTCAAGATTATCTGTGATATTAACAGTGCCACCAACAGAATCGAGGATCAGATTTCCTGCGGTTGTGCTGATTTCGTTAGAAGCGTCAACACCAATTCTGATCTGATCGGCAGTGATGTCTGTTGAGGTAATCGCTTGGTTGAATGTGACTGTGCCATTAACGACATGAGCGTCAGTCCCAGCATTACCAATAGTGGCGTTACCTTGGACCTGCAGGTTTCCACCAACGTAAGTATTACCTGTGCTGATCCCAACAGTAAAGACAGTGCCAACATTAAAGTTGCTTTGAGTTGACAGACCACCAGTAACACTCAGGTTGCCACCAATGGCAGTATCGTCGGCAACATTCAGATCATCACCAACATAAAGATCGAGACCGATACCAACACCACCACCAACGATCAGGGTGCCCGTCGAGGAGGACGTAGAATTGGTTACATCGAATAATTTAATGCTGCCTGCGTCTATACCACTCCGAGTGCCGTTAAACGCCTCTGAGGCGTTTGTAGCGTTGTGATAGAGGGCGTATCGACCTGCACTGGTATCCCATCCAAAGAAACCTAATTTCGCAGAAGTGTCGTAGTAGCGGAATTCAACACCACGATCCTTAGCGTCGTTAGAAATCGGTGCTGTGTCGCCACCCAGGGTGATCACAGGATCATCGATCGTGGTGACCGTAGAGTTGACTGTTGTGGTTACGCCATTGACGGTAAGGTTACCTTCAATAGTTGTGTTGCTGTTTACCAGAAGGTCCCCATCCACAGTCACATCATCGGTGAATGTGGTGACAGAGTTGACAGTAAGAATATCTGTGGCAGCATCACCAATTCTGGTGTTGCCGTTGATAAATACATCTCTGTTGAATGTGCTGTCACCATGGACAATCAGCGTGCCTAGAGCAGCAGTGCCCTGACCAACACGACCGATTTCAGTATTACCGTTATCAAAGTCAACACTAAATTCTGTCTGTGAAGACCCATTCTGAATTTGGAAGGACTTGTTACCAGATCTAAACAACACATCGTTATAGATGGTTGTAGCACCATCAACGGTCAGTGTGTTATTAAAATCAACAGCGCCATCAACATTCAGGGTGCTGTCAAAGTCAACCGCCAGATTAACAGTCAGGTTATCTGTGATGGTTGTATCGGAATTGATTGTAAGGATATCTGTGCCAGCATTGCCAAAGGTGATGTTGCCATCAACCTGCAAAGTGGACTCAAAGTGGACAGCAGATCCAACATCAAGGGTGCCACGAATATCAGTATTACCATTGGTAGATAGGACAGTAAACTTATCGCTTACACCATTAGTAATTTTGAAGTATTTGCCAGTGGTATCTAAAGTGATGTCATCATGGAATACGGAGTCCAGATCAACATCAAGAGTATTGTTGAAACTTACAGCGCCGTCAACATTAAGAGTATTGTCAAAATCAACAGCGGAAATAACGTTGACAGTGCCTTGAATGACAGTATTGCCAGTGTCAGTATCAACTTCAAACTTAGTGACACTACCATCATTGATAGTGAAAACAGTGTTTGGACCAGAGATGCGAACGTCATCTTCAAAGGTTGTGTCGGAGTTGACCAGCACAAGATCGGTAGATGCATTGCCCAGGGTGACGTTGCTATCAACGGTCAGATCACCTTGAGTATAAATGTCTCCGTTAGAGGCAGTAACGACAAACTGACCAGAGTTGATATCTAGATCGTTTGTGATGTCAACGGTGCCGCCGATGTAGACATTCTCAGAAATACCAACGCCACCAGTAACAACTAGGGTGCCTGTTGTGGTAGAGGAGGATCCTGTATTTGTTGTGAGTCGGAGGTTACCAGCAATGAGAGCAGCGTCAGTGCCAGAATAAACTTCGCTTGTGTTAGTCGCGTTGTAGAGGAAGCGATAGCCGCCAGTGCCATTCCAAATGTTAGAGTCTGCGTAATCTTCATCCCAGCCAAAGAAACCAAATCTCTCTTGACTATCATAGTATCTAAACTCGATACCTCTGTCAAGATTGTCATCTAGTGTAAGAGTATCTTCGCCACCCAGAGTGATAATGGGATCTTGGATGGTGGTCGTTACACTGTTGACAGTTGTTGTGGTGCCATCGACTTGCAGGTCACCACGGATTCTAACAAGACCAGTAACGTCATCGTCGTCATTGGGATCCAGCACCATCGTAGAGTTGGTGGTGGACAGGACGTTATCTTGGAAGTGGAAGTCCTCAACATTAACTCTGCTGTTGACATCAGTAGCATAGATCGTGATGTCGTTGTCTGCCGAAATGTCGAGCAGTGCTTGACCAGTGCCAGCGTTGGTAGAAGCAATACTAAACTGACGATTGCTAGCAGAGTTTTGTGTAAGGAAGATGTCTAGGTTACCATCTCCATACTTATCAATGAGTTGATCCAGAGCGCCATCCAGATCGATATTGGGATCAGAAAAATAGGAACGGACGTTGACATCAATCTCACCAGCGCCACCGTCCCCTGTATTATTAGCGCCAAACAGAAGATTGCCACTCGTATCATTAACTTTGACGTAGTTAAGATAATTGAATCCTCTGTATCCAGTGATTGCAGTAAGTTCTTGGTCAAGCTCAAAATCTTCTTTTGTGTTTCCATCGGCAAAGGAGATTCTGTTATTTTGAAGTTGCCAGTTATCAACACCAGCAGCGGCGATGCTAACAAAACCGCCCTCATAACTGTTAGCAGGATCCCATGCAGTTACATCAAAGTCTTCCTGGTTGAAGGATGCTAGACCTTTCTGTGGGTAGGAAGCAGATCCGAGATATCTCCAAGAGCCTGTGTCAGAGGTGTCTGTATGTGTAGGCTCGCCGCCGCCTGCAGGTATATCAAGGATAGCCTCATAAAGGCGACTACCTGAATTTTTGACTTTATCATAACGAGAATATGCTACGGCATTATCATAGTCTGCCTCTTCGGATCCCTCGGTTGCTGTTGCAATGGGAATCGTGAGTGCCTGCGTCAATCGACCATAACGGTCAACTGTAAATTCTGTTGTATTGACTGTGCGGTCACTGGGAAGATTGACCGAGATCAGAGGAGTGTCAAGGTTTCCAGTGGGGTTATAGTAACCAACCACCACAGTGGTATCTGCAAGGTCGATGAATGGGTTTGCCGATTGGGCATTACCATTCTGGACAATGATACGACCACTACCACCAGTGATGGTGCGAGTTGTAATGGTGCCTTCTGCTTGACGAGACATCAAACCAAAGGAGGTCATGCCTGCAATAGAAGTCAGGTCACTGTCCAACGGTTGAGCGTCAGCAATACCGAAGTCAGTCAGGGTTGTCGGGTTATCGGCGTCAACGATACGACCACGAGAGTCAACTGTAATTCTTGTATATGTGCCTGTTGCATCTAGGTCTTGCTCATCGTAGTGGGGAAGTGCCACCACATAATTCAATTCAGCAGTAATGGTCAGGTTTGCGGATCCATCAAACGTGCCACTACCAGACATGTCGCCACCAAGCGAGATCTGTCTAGCGTTTGCGAGTCTAGTTGCAGTAGAAGCGTTACCAACCAGTGAAGCAGTAATAGCACCTGCTTCAAAGTTACCATCAGCGTCTCTCTTAACAAGAGTATTGGCGGTGTTAGATTCAGTCTCCAGTGGTCGCTCATACTTAAGCGAGTTCCATGGAGTAACACCATCACCGATTTTGATACGCGAAGTGTCAATCTCAATTCCCAATTCGCCTTGGGCGAGAATGGGGTTGATGTTTGCCCATTGCTGAGCACCATCTCTTCTAAGTTGAATTCTATTTGCCATTGCTTAAGGACCCTTGCAACTGCACAGTGCTATATGAGTTATTTATGCCAAATAAAAAAGAGTCCCCGCAGGGACTCAAAGATCACTCGGTTACTTCTGTGATTCCCTCTTCTGCGGTTTCAATTTCAACCTCAGGGGGATTCAAATACTCTAGAGTTTCGATAGCACCTAGAAGTTTCAGTGCAGTTTGCTCATTCTCACGGATCTTCTGAGACATTTGCTTATTCTCAGTGATCAAATTCTCATAACGAGTTTTGAATGAGGCAAGAAGCTCATCGGGGGACATGGATTCAGTTTGGGTGGCAGTCATTGATTTTTCTCCAATAATGTCTTCAGCAGATCCTTAATTTCATTCAGATCTGATTTTACAGTTTCAACTTCATTTTGTAAAGCCTCTACCGTGGTTTCTTTTTGCTGCCTCTTGTTGTATGCAGCCATGTATCTTTCGTATTCTACTTTATTTGTGTTGATTACAGCATTTGATTTGGGGTCTCTAAACCATCCGACTTTGCCTTCAACAGGTTGTAATTGTGATTCATCTATCATAGCTTGACAACTTCAATAATAATAATTAGAATAAGCTTGTCGGGTTTCAGGATTGGTTTGAGTACTTAAATACATCAAGTAGCCAAAGCAATTGATCTAAAGTCCATGATTTGAGGGACAATAGCCTGGTCTCTAGACTTCATAACGATCTTGACTTGGAAAGCGTTAAAACTTAGACCTGTCTTCTCATATGTATAATCTCTAAATTCAAAGACATCAGAAGCTGAGATCTCAGCAATCGGGAAGATTTCAATCCAGTTAACAGTTTCAACATCAACATCAGCACCCGATTCAAATGCTTTGACGTAGACACGAATTTCCACACCTTGAGGTCTGTAGGCACCAAAGTCAATCTTCAGAGTCCTAGACAGTTGCGCCAGGTTTGCAATTCTCGTGAGATAAACTGCATCGTTTTGGTCTCCAACTGGAAGCAGAGAAACATCAGACTGAGTATCAATTAGAGAGTTAATACCCAAAGATTGAGGACCACCTGGCCAAGAGTTGATTCTATTACTGACACAAATCAGAGATGTGCGATCAAGGTCAACGTATGGTGAGAGGTTGGTATTCTCAGTTGCAAGGGCAATGTCAAGACTGATGGACTTGTTACCACCAAGTTTGTTACTCTCGTTAACTTGAGAGCAAACCATTTGAGGAGTTACAAAGTAGTTTTCAGTGTTGAGCGTAATATCGTAATACTGACCATTGTTGACAAAAGATGCCTGGTCAATTACGGATGTGCCATCGCCAACTGATGTTGCTGTCGTAGTATTTACACGAGCAGCCATCGATGTTTCTGGGAAAATCATGGTAGCGATCGAAGGACGCAGTGTCTCAAATTGGAAGTTTTGAGAAGCAAGGACGTTTCCACCACCACCTCGGATACCATTTGTGGCAACCGATGTTGTATTTAGTAGGTAATGATCCAACCAGGGATCGTCAATACTTGAGTGGACCTTGTTGATTTCCGTCAGAGGAATGCCATCAAAGTTGTAGCAGAAGACTGTTGCACCAGTTGGGTGATCAACGTCTGCAGTGCCATTAGCACCTCTACCATTAGTGGCAACAGTGATTACTTGACCGTTGGAGGAGATTGCAGAATACTGAATGATCTCATTACCAATGATCAGATAACCAGGATTGAGGTTACCGATAGAAGCACCATTTACGAATGTGTGGAATCCACCAGCAGTCTCAACGTTAATTGAAGTTGCCCCTGCAGAGAGAGAAGATGTCAAAGTTGTAGGAGGCACTTCGGAAACCACTCCACTGATTTCCACGTTGTTGGTGCGTTGGTGCATACAATGATTCTTGTGATACACCAGGACCTTTCTATCCTTATTCTGATACGAAGGTGCAGCAGTCGGGAATTGGTTGTAGGTGTCGCCAGAGTATGCGATGCTAGTAATAGTAGCGGTCACAACACCACCATTCTCAGAAATTGTGTCGGACAGGTCGAATGCCTTATCGACATAATTTACATAAAGGACTGGGTTTGCTGCAGGGTTGCCATCGGGAAGGGTGTCACCTGTTTGATAGAAAGCAGTAACAGTCGCAGTAGCATTGGATGTAGATCCAGCAATAATATCTACCTCTGTGGTGGGACCACCAGGAGCTCCAGGTCTGGGAGAGAAGTCACCGTTGGAAACGGTGGACAGTTGGAAGATTGCAGTGGATTGGGAGGAAATAATTCCTTGGAATGCATCTCCATTTCCATCTAAGAAACCAGCAGACCATGTGCCTTGAATGTCGGTAAGAGTAATTGTCTCTGGATCTGTGGTTGAGTCGAAAGCAACAACTGTGCCCTCTGCATTAGAAGGAGACTGCTTCAATCGAGCACCAATCGTATAGGAGTTATTTGTGCCAGCGGGAAGCGAAAGCACTTGCTCAGGTTGAATCGTGACCAGAGGATTATTCTTCAGAGTCGTGAAACCACCATTGGTCTCTCCCATAGAGACATTATCCAGAGTTACTGTGCCAGTAGGAGATGTAAAGTTTGCCTTATAGATTGTAAACTTCAAGTCCTCATACTGGTCAGCAGTCCAGGTAGATGCGTTTTGTGACTTAAAGAGCACACCTGCATATGGTTGCTCGGAGATCGTCCTATTACCAGACTTTTCAACGTCACCCATTCTGGAGATCCAGACTTGATATTCGTTGGAGTCGGACAGGAGCACAAAGCAGTATTCAACAGACTGTTTGATGTATACGGGGGATCTAAATTCAAATCGTGTTGGAATTTCAGCACTTTCTGAGATCTCAACATCTTGAGCATTGATCGTGATGTCCGACAGAGGCAGAATATCCTTGGTGGGATTGCCATTCTCCATTGTGCGAATTTGCATGGAGATTGGAATATTGTCATCTCTAGTCCTGAAGAAGATATCAACACCAGTGATGAAGATACCACCTTCCTCATCGACGATGAAGGATTGTGCCAGAGGGTCATACCAACCAATCTGACGAGTCTCTGCTCTTGTGCCAGTAACGATAGTCCTTTCATCGTTAACTGTGTCTCTGACAATCTCAGCATTTCTAACTGCCAGAATATTCTCTCTAACAGTCTGAAGAATACCAGTTGCTCTATATTCTGTGTCTGCCGAAGAATCAACAGCACCAGCAATTCTGCTATTCTGAGCGTTAGTCGTGAAACGCACAGTCCTTGTGCCAGTTGCCCAACGTGGATTTGAATCGATCTTGGGACTGGGGATAAAGAATGTGCCTTTGAAGTTACCGACATTATCTGTCAGGAGACGACGATCTTTAACATATGCTGCAGCACCAGAAGTCAAACCAACCAACAACTCACCAATTTTTACGTTGCCTTGGTATGTGCCATTTGCTGTTGCTGCCATCTCATTGATGTCAACATTCAGATACGGCGTATTCGATGCGTAGGAAGATGGCAGAGTCTCTGTGCCTTGACCATATGGGTTGGTTACATACCCGTCATCGGCAGCAGCAACCTTCAATCTCACCTTAGATTCCGTGCCGATGACAGTTTCA